ATTCGTGGACCAGTGGTCGAGGATGAACTCGACCGACAGCGGCACCGATGCGAGTGCGATGGGCTGGATGGCCTCGGGGTTGTTGTAGTAGGCACCGACCAGAGAGATGATGCAGTGCACCAGCGGATCGGGAATGCTGCTGTATCCGGCGGTGTAGGTCACCGTGATCGCCGTGCCCTCGTAGATCGCTGGCGATTCCAGGAACCGGATGACGGGCATGGGACCGTCGCTGTTGTCGATCCAGTAGTCGCCGCTCGGCATCGTGGTCTGCACATTCGAGGTGTTCTGGTACCTCACATGCGTAATGCCGTTGAACGGGAATGCCGGGATCAGCGTGCTCTTCCACTCAGCGAGGTACAGCGACTCCGTGCCCGGCTGGAGTTTCAGCTGCGTGCGGCGCTCCACGACCGACTGCGCGACTTCACGGAGGCGGATCAGGTCCGCATCGTCATCGTCGTAGTCGATCTTGAGCGCCGACTTGATTGTGGAGAGTGGTACCGACATGGCAAAAGCCCCGCACCCCCTTTCGGGGGCGGGGACCAAGGAGATGGGGGCTCAGACGACGATGCTGGCGAACGCCTCGGGCAGCATCACATGCGAGTCGAAACGCGTGTAGATGTACAGCGTGGTGCGGTGGTTGCCCGCGCCGCTGTACGGGTCGATCATGCTGGTGATGCCCGTGCGGTCGAAGATCTCGAAGTAGTCGAAGTTGCCGACCACGGCGACCACCGCGCCGTTGGTGGTGTCGGTCGCGGTGTTCATGTACTGGTTGATGTAGTACGGAACGCCGTAGATCGCGCCGGGCGCGCCGCCGCTGAGGCTTGCCGCCTCAGCCGGACGCCACAGGTACTCGCCACTCGCGCCGCCCGCCTTCAGCTTGCGGATCGTCGCCACCATGCTGTCGTGCAGCACCCACGCGAACTTCGGCCCGGTGCGGTACTGCGGCGGGACCGCGTGCACCGCGTTGATGATCATGTCTCCGGTCAGGTCGGTGTCAGCCGCGTTGCCAGCGCCGCCCGCGCCGATGTTGACGGTCTGCGTGATGTTGGCGGTTTCGATGCCCTCGGGCTCGGAGCTGCCCGAGCCGATGGTCATGTACTCCTCCTGCTTCAGACCGATGCTGAGGCCGCACTTGTCGGCCACATACTGAAGCCCGCCGCCGATGCCGCCCGCGCCGATGGCATCCTCGATGTATTCCTGCGTCATCGTCACCGCAGTGACCAGCTTGTAGGGCACCACGGAGATGCTGGTGGCGAAACTCGGGTCAGCCGGGGTGATCGATCCGTTCTCCGCAACCAGCGAGGTGCTCGGCAGCGCGTTCTCGACGGGAATCGTCCGCTTGCTGTCGATGGTGGAGACGCGGCCCAGCTGGCGCATCACATTCGCGGTGCGCATGCGCTCCACGATGCGGCGCTCCATGTCGGTCGGCACGGTGGTCGCGGCGGTCAGGCCGACTCCGCTCGCGCCCGCGGTCAGCGTGCGCATCGCCATCGCATCGCCCGTCACCAGCGCGTTGATCCAGCGCTTCGAGTACTCGTCGGCCTCGGCGCTGCCCTTGCCGGAGATGCGCGACTCTAGCGTGGGCTGCGACTCGAGCTTGGCGAGGCGCTCCTCGGTCGCCTTCAACTGCGCGCGCAGTTCGATGGCGGTCAGGTCCGCATCCATGCGGGCGAACAACTGCTTCTCCTCGCCGCTGCCCTTCGCATCGACGGTGCTGCCCGCGCGCCCGGTGCGGGCCTCGTAGGCCGCGAGGGAATTGCGGTACTGGTGCGTGATCTGCTGCAGCTCGTGCAGCTCGTTGCTGTCAGACATGCTCTGCCATCCTTCTGAAATGAAGTGCGAGCCGCAGATGCGCGGCATCGGAGTAGGCCGCGGAGACGCTCCGCAGGCTCGAACTGGTCTGGGGGTACGCCGCGTCGGTGACGGCGCTGATCTCGACTAGTTGCGCGCGCTTCACGAGGCGCTGCGTCCTGTCTTTGTTCCAGCTGTCTTCGACCACGAAGAATCCGAACGACATCTCGCCGGACAGGTCGCCGCGCTCCAGCGCCACGCGCAACTCTTCGCCACGCACGGTCTCGGGCAGATCGGCGGTGAACGCGAGGCCGTTGCGATCCGACTTGAGCGTGAGGGTGCCCGCGCGCGTGCGCGCCAGCGGGATCTCGTCGGTGCGGTGATTGATGAAGAGTTTCACATCGCCTCCGCTCGACAGCGTCTCGTTGAACGCGCCCGGCGCGATGCGCTCGGTGAACTTCCGACCGTTCTCCACGATCTCGCGCGAGTCCTGCCCGTAGACGGCGGCATAGCCCGCGAGGGTGCGACCCGTCACCGACTGCTCGGTGGCCTCGACGCTGCGCCTAGAAATCATTAGGTGTGCCCTCCTGCGCGCTGGTGTCGGTGCCCAGGTTGGTGCTGCCGCCGCCCGTGCCCATGTTCAAGGCCACGATTGGGTCGTCCAGCCCTTCGAGCGGTTGCATGTCGAGCATGTCGCGCGCTTCGTTCCTCGTGAGGAATCCGCCCTCCACGCCCGTGCGCAGCGCTGCCATCTGCTCGGCCACGCCGGGCTTGACCAGCGCATCGGTGTCGAAGGTGACGCTGTCGAACGGCGTGGCGAGTTTCGTGAGGATCTCGCTGCGCCAGACCTGAAGCCACGCCGACAGGCACGCATCCACATACATGCGCGACAACCATTCAAGCGTGCCGTAGGTCGGGCCGACTGCTTCCGACAGATACGACGCGGGCACGCCGAAGAGGCGCGAGACATCGCCCACGCTGTACTGGCGCGCGGCCTGAAGGCCCGCATCGTCGAGCGTGGAGGAGATGCGCTCGATGCGCATGCCCTCGGCCAGCACCAGCGGCTTGCCCGTGTTGGCCGTGCCCGCGTGCTTCTGCTCGTAGTCCTGCATGATGCGCTGGCGCGCCTCAAGCGAGAGCGGACCGGGGTGCACCAGCGCAATTTTGGGGTTGCCCGCGTTGCTGTAGGCCTTCAGCGCCATGTCTTCCTGCGCGGCCAACAGCTGAATGCTGGTCTTGCACAGGTTGATGGGCGACTCGCCCCAGATGCCCGTGACATTCGGTGCCTTGAGGTGGAACACCTGATCGGCGGTCAGGTCGCCGTACATGCGGGTCTTGTAGACCATCGCTCCGGTGCTCACATCCAGCGTGACGCTGTCGGCTTCGAGGAGGATCAGCTCCAGCAGTTCCCCGCCGCGCGTGCGGTTGATCGCGGCGAATGCGTTGCCCCACATGAGTAGCTGCATCGTCATCGCGCGGCGGAACTCGAAGGCCGACATCCACCGCGAGGGCGATTTCAGCAGCGAGTCAGCGCCGGATGCGGAGACCTCGAGGTCCACGCGCGCGACATCGTTGGAGATCAGCGTGATCGCGCGGTACACGGGCGTGTACCTGATCGCGTTGCTCGGGCCGATGAAAGGCATGGGGCCGCTGCCCTCCGACAGCAGCGTGGCGCTGTAGGGGCCGACGAAGAGGCGCTGGAGCAGTCCGCGGAGCACGGTGTTAGTTTCACCGTGCGTGCAAGTTAGGTCCGCTTCTAAACCTGATTTTCAGTCCAGTTCATAGCAGCTGGCCCGCTTGCCGCCCCAGCAGTGAACGGCGATGATGGCGCTGACCAGCGGGTCGATGATGCAGTTCTCCCTGCTTTTCACGGGTCTCACATTGCCGTTTCTGTCCTGCTGCGCGCGCGCCTCGGCGCACGCCCGGCGGAGGATTGGGTCATCTCCCACTATCAGTTTCCCGCCCGCCCACAGGTTCTGGAACAACTGGCACCCGGGGGCGAAGGTGCTAATGCCCATCCTGTACGCCGTCATCGGCACCCCATCGGCCTCTAAGCACTCAACTAAGTACTTGGAACCCCACGAGTCGTAGCCCACGGCGCGCAGATCGAACTGCTCACGCAGTTCGTTGATCTTCACGCGAACGCTCTCGTAGTCGATCTCGCGCCCAGGCGTGAGCGTGATGCGCCGTTCCGCAGCCCAGGTACGCACGGGCATGCGGTAATCCAGTTCACGCTGCCGCACATTGTCGGCGGGCCACCAGTAGTGGCCCTTCAGCGCCACGCGCCCATCGTCCATCGGCACCGCCAGCATCAGCGCCGTCATGTCGAGCGACTTCGACAAGTCGAGCCCCAGCCACGCGGGCCGACCCCGCAGCGCCTCCATGTCGGGGTTCTCTTTGCCCGGCCAGATCTCCATGTCCAGCCAGCCGCCCGTGTTCTCGTCGGTGCGCGCGCAGTGGTAGCGCACAAACTCCGCGCGCCCCATCGGGCTGCGCTTCATCGTGTTCCAGCTGCGGCGGACGCTGGCGCGATCTGGTTGCTCGAATTCCATGCCGGGGTTGGCCTTCGGCCACGCCGCCTCATCGTCTGGGGTGTCGGCGGGGTCGATCCCGTACAGCGCGGCAAAGACGGTGTCATCCTCGACCTCGCCCCGCAGGATGGCCTCGGCGTTGCCGACCATCTCTCCGTAGATGTTCTCGGGGTTGCTGCCCGGCGTGGTGATGATCAGGCCCAGCGATTCCTTGCGCTTGCTGCCAGTGGTCAGCAGTTTCGTGAGGAAACGACCCTTGAATTCGGCTGCCTCGTCCGCGATCCAGAACGACGGATTCAGACCGTCGAGCGCACGCTCCTGCGCGGGCAGTCCCGTCATCACGCAGTCGCTGGCGGGGATCTCAATGCGGTCCCACAGGACGCGCACGCCGTCGCGCTGCTGTCTGCGCAGCATCGTGCGCGCGGTGTCGAGGCAGATAGCGGCCTGCTCCTCATTGTTGGCGATGCAGTGGACGCGCCGCCCGGTGCCGGACAGCATGTCGTACAGCGCGAGGCCCGCCGCCAGCGTGGTCTTGCCGTTGCCGCGCGCAACTTGGAGGATGCCGATCTTGATGCGCCGCCGCCCATCCGCGCGCCAGCGCCAGCCCCACAGGTTGGCCATCACCCACAATTGCCACGGGCGCAGCTCGAACGCCTTGCCGCTGTCATCACCGACCAGCGTAAGCCCTCCGAAATGGGCCTGTAGCGCGGCCACCTCCTGCCAGTCCATGTAGATGTCGGCCCGCTGCATATCCAGACGGAAGCGACGGCACGCAGCGTATATCCAGCGCCCCGCGATTGTTCGCCCAGCCTCGACGGAGTCCACATAGCCAGTCACAGCATCTCGGATTTCGTCCCAGTTCACGACATGATCGTACGAGATGGGGCCACGATGGGGTGGGTCAAGAATTGCCGTG